CAATGCCTGAAAAGTATTTTAACAAGGGAAAATTAGAGTTGCACGGTGAATTGATAACTAAATTGCCAAAAATTTTAGAAGTCACTGAACTATTAGATTTAAGTTTTTCAACAGTAACAGAATTACCCAAAAAACTTATAGTTGGTGATAATTTACTTTTGTATAGTTGTAGGGATTTAAAATCTTTACCAGATAACTTATACGTTGGGGGAGACTTACATCTTCAGAGGTCTGGAATAAAAGAATTTCCCCAAGGAATGATTGTAAACGGTACTATTTTGTTAAGGAATTCACCATTAGGTCGTTATACCGTAAAAGAAATAAAAGCACAATTAGAGGAAAGAAATTGCAAAGTACATGGACACATAATGGTTTAATGAGTGCTAATGGCACTCATTTTCAAAGAATTCATTATCAAATACAAAACTACCATCATTCTCACCAAGAAACTTGGTAAAGTCTTCAAGCAATTCTATTTTAGAATTTAATACTTCCATTTTCTGTGCAAGTATTGCACCATTTTTTTCAAATGCACCCATATCATTCAGAATTTCTCTGTGCTTCTCAATGATAAAATTTTGCAAATCCGAGGTTTTAATTACGTGTAATTTCATTATATATGTTTTTTTTTGTTTCAAGTAATAAATATTCTGCAAAGGTAAAATAATTCAACCAAAAAACAAATATTATTTTGTTTTTATTTTCATATTTAATATCTGGGTTAAAATATCTTCTGTGGTATCAGTTTCAAATAAGTTATCCCCAAGAACAGTTGATATTATCTTTTTCTTTCTATCCAACATATCATATATAATTCCCTCAATGGTGTTTTCAAATATGGGATATAATACAGAAACTGAATTCTTTTGTCCAATTCTATATGCCCTGTCTTCCGCTTGGCTATGATCCGCTGGAACAAAGGATAAATCATTAAAGATAACAACATTTGCGCTTGTCAATGTAATACCAACGCCAGCTGCTTTTATATTGCCAACAAAAACCTTTATCTTATCATTTGTTTGAAATTCATCAACACTCTCTTGTCTTTGTTTTGCTGTTGAACTACCATCTAATTTAACCGCAATTTTATTAAAATGTTCATATATTTTATTTAATGAGTTTGTGAAATTTGAGAAAACAATAATCTTCTTCTCTTGCTCCAATGTGTTCTCAATAAATTCTATAGTACTCTTAATTTTTTCATCTGCAATTATTTGTCTAACTTTCATTAATTTTGAAAATTGAACGCTCAAAGATTTTGATTCTTTTGGGTTATTTTTAACCCATTCAAAATACTCCCCCATAACATCCTCATATTCTTTTGATTTTAATTTCAAATAAATTGGTGTTATTATTTTTTCTGGCAAATCTAATACATTCTCTTTTAGTCGCCTTAATAATAATGGGGATGTTCTTTCCCTTAACTCATCCAAATTTGATGCACCATTCACATTCCATACCTTATTCATTCCAACACTAAACTGATATCCAGCACAATATCTTTTAACATAGGCCATCCAGTTTTTTGATACAGGACTATCAACCAAGGATAATAAATTAAAATAATCAATTGGTCTTGATGTTAATGGAGTTCCGGTCAATAACCATATTTTATTAATATCTTTGCAAATATCATTTATCAATTTTGTTCTCGATGCTTGGGGGGATTTTATATAGTGACACTCATCTATTATAACCAAATCAAATTTTGATTTCTGAATTAAAGATTCTTCTTTAGTTTTTAAGGAATGAAAGTTTTTAATAATATCATAATTAATGATTACAAAGTCAGCAGAATCATCATATTTTTTCCCCTCACAAATATAAATTTCTTTGTTTGAATAATTTTCAATTTCTCTTTTCCAATTTTGTTTTAAACTTGCTGGACAAATAATTAAAGTCTTACTTGGTTTAGCCTCAATTGAGGCAATAATTGCTGAACTAGTTTTACCCAGTCCCATGTCATCAGCCAAAATAAACTTATCATTTTCAAGTAACTTTTGAATTGCCTCCTTTTGATGTTCAAATGGCATTCTATGTGAATACTTTTCATAATCAACAACAACATTCTTATTTGTTTTATCAACAACAATTGCATCCTTTGGAATCCAATAAAGATTTAAGTTATCATTTTCAAAAAATCTGCCAAAGACATGATAAGATTTTTCCTTCTCAACCAATAATTTATCAATCCACATTTTCTCCGGGATTTTAACCAATAACTTATCATCAGCAATCATCTTTGCATAATAAGGATCCAATTCAACCCATTTTCTTGCAACCTTTGGTTTTGTTTCATTAAATAATGTTATATACTCAATCTGGCTATCAGTTAATGAAAAACTTGGATTATTTAAATATAAATAACGAATATTAATCAAATAATTATTATCACCATTATAATTTTTCAATATTTCTAAAACCTCATCTTTTGTTATTTTTTTCTTTGCCATAAGTAATTTACATAAAATTAAATATAATAAAAATCAAACAAATTATCAATTTATTAACTACTATATATTTATATATTATAAATAAAAGTAATGGCAAAATTAGTTCCAATATCAAGGATTGGTAAGTTTTTTGGGGAAGAGGATTTTAATCTGGATATTGAGATGGGTATGGAGTATTTAGGTGGTGATTTAAATATGAGTGTCGTATTATATAGAATAGACAGAAAGAAGACAAAAAAAGATGATATATATGGTGAAGCACCAAAAGATGGAATTGTCTTTATGCCACCAGTTGAATTAAAAGGCGTTGTCCAAATTACCGAATCAACACTAAAACAACTTGGAAATTCCAAAGTTGAACAGAAAGAACCCGGGAATATGAAATTCTCATTTTACCAAAAGCAAATTGATGACCTAAATGTTGAACTATTAAAAGGTGATTATTTAGGTTATTATATTACAGAAGATAAAGTTAGATATTATTCTGTTATTGATGATGGTATTGTGAATATGGATAATAAACATACCTATGGCGGTTATAAACCATTCTACCGGACAGTTGTCGCAACATTTGTAAATAAAGATGAATTTAGAGGGTTATGAACAAAATACATATAACAGAAGAACAATTAAAGAATATTGTTGAAATTGTAACAAAAACAAGAGTTATTTGTGACAAATGTGAATGGTCTTGGAAACTATCAGATGGTGGTGATGATCCTTATATATGTCATAAATGTGGGCATAATAATGAAGAGAAATTAAAGAAATAATATGCCATTACCCAAAAAGATAAAAACAGATTTGGATATCACATATGATAAAACCCTTCTTGAAAGAAGAGAGGAATTATTAGATGATATAACCAAAAATGGAACTTATTTGCCAAAATCATTATTACATGATGACTTGGATAGGGGAATGCTTGATTTTGTTAAAAATGATTTGCAAGTAACATCACAGGGAAAAATAATACAAACATTAGATAGAATAGTTAGTACACAGAATTGGTCGCAATACACAGAAACCTGGACATTCATTGATGAAGATAATAATCCAGTTCCACCATTCATTACATTGGTGCGAATGAATGATGCCAAATATGGAACAAACCCAGCAACACAATATACTATACCAAATAGAAAACCCTTTTATTTTGCAAGCGTACCAACTTGGGATGGACAAAGAAATGGATTTGATATTTATTCAATTCCACAACCAGTACCAATTGATTTAAATTTTAGTGTTAAAATAATTACAAATAGAATTAGAGATTTGAATAAATTCAATACAAAAGTATTGCAAAAATTCTCATCCAGACAAGCATATGCAACAATTAATGGGCATTATATACCAATCATTTCAACCAATATAACAGATGAATCTCAAATTAATACTGATAGCAGAAAATTCTATATTCAATCTTATGATTTCACAATGTTGGGATTTTTAATTGATGAAGAAGAATTTGAGGTGAAACCAGCAATAAATAGAATTAGCCAAGTATTTGAAACAGAATTACAAAATCAAGTACCAAATGTACAGATAATTGAAACAATACCAATAAATGATTTAACTTATGAGATAATTTAATATGGCATCAGCATTAAGGATAACAAGTCTAAATTTAAGTGGAGAAATTGTTTTTGTAACATTATTACAAAACAATATCACTTATAATATTGGCGAAAATGTTATTCCTTTTGATGTTTATGCAAGACCTCAAACAGGTAAATTAAGTGGAGTATATACACTATATGTTCCAAAATATCTTACAAATTATGAAATAATTGTTCCAGAAGTAGTTGATGCAACACCAACAAATACGCCAACCAAGACAGTAACACCTTCAATTACACCAACAATAACAGTAACACCTTCAATTACAGCAACAAATACACCAACTAACACAATCACACCTACTAACACAATTACTCCAACAATAACCGCAACAATAACACCATCAATAACTATAACACCTACCAACACCATAACACCAACTCAAACTTTAACACCAACTAATACAATCACACCAACATCTAGTATAACACCAAGTGTCACTATTACTCCAACGGTAACATCAACAAGTGGTTTGAATATATCATCAACACCAACTCAAACTATTACCCCTACCAACACAATAACGCCAACCAATACCATAACCCCAACGAATAGTATTACCCCTACCAACACAATAACGCCTACCAATACCGTAACCCCAACGAATAGTATTACCCCAACTAACACAATCACACCTTCAGTTACAAAAACACCAGGAGCATCTGCTGATGCTACACCAACAATAACTCCAACTAACACAATTACACCAACAGAAACACCAACTCAAACTATAACACCAACTAATACAATTACACCAACTAATACAATTACACCAACAGAAACACCAACTAACACTATAACACCTACCAACACAATCACTCCAACTAATACAATTACACCATCAGAAACACCAACTCAAACTATAACGCCTACCAATACAATTACACCTACCAATACCATAACACCAACTAATACTATAACACCTACCAACACTATAACTCCAACTAACACAATTACACCAACTATAACACCTACTAATACTATCACACCAACCAATACAATCACACCAACTATAACACCAACTAACACCATAACACCAAGCAATACAATTACACCAACTAATACCATAACTCCAACTAATACAATTACACCAACAGAAACACCAACTCAAACCATAACTCCAACTAATACAATTACACCAACAGAAACACCAACTCAAACCATAACACCTACCAACACAATCACACCATCAGAAACTCCAACTCCAACTATAACACCAACCAATACATTAACACCAACAACAACTATGACACCATCTGTGTCAAATCCATTAGATGGAATTTATTATTATGTTTCAGATTCAAATGCTGGTTTATGTTATGGCTCACCAGTCCAATTGCTTATTTATGATTCGGATCAACCATTAGAAGTTGGCGAATATTTATATCAAGTTCCCCAAGGTACAGATAAATGGACAATAAGCGAACTTCAAGCATCATTGTCATCTAGTGAAACAACATTCTATTTATTAACTGGTTCTACTATATTTGTTGTTGTAGGAGATGTTAATGGAGATGCATATGTGGATAGTGAAACAATTTGTGTTACACCAACTCCAACCATAACACCAACAAATACCATTACACCAACAAGAACAATTACACCTACAATCACACCAACAAGAACAGTTACACCAACAAACACAATAACACCAACAATAACTCCAACATCTACAATAAGTGGTTTACCAGCATGGGATAAAGACCCTTACCTCACAACGGACATTGACAAAACTTTAGTTTATGTAGATAATTTAAATGCGGTTCAGACTGAAACAATTAGCACTTTTGCCGTTGCCACAGCAGTAAATAAATATATTGGTGGTGTCTTAGCACCTAATGGTAAAATTTATACAATACCATTTAGTGGTTCTGACTATATGATTATAGACCCTGTAGCAAATACAACTACTACTTTTTCAGTATCTACTGTAGCTGGTAAATATATTGGTGGTGTATTAGCACCTAATGGTAAAATTTATACAATACCAAATAGTGCTGCTGACTATATGGTTTTAGACCCTATAGCAAATACAACTACTACTTTTGCAGTATCTACTTTAAGTAATAAATATCGTGGTGGTGTTTTAGCGCCTAATGGTAAAATATATACAATTCCATTTAATGCTGCTGACTATATGGTTATAGACCCTATAGCAAATACAACTACTACTTTTGCAGTATCTACAGTATCTGGTAAATATGTTGGTGGTGTATTAGCACCTAATGGTAAAATTTATACAATACCAAATAGTGCTGCTGACTATATGGTTATAGACCCTATATCAAATACAACTACTACTTTTGCAGTATCTACTGTAGCTAGTAAATATATTGGTGGTGTATTAGCACCTAATGGTAAAATTTATACAATACCATTTAGTGGTTCTGACTATATGATTATAGACCCTGTAGCAAATACAACTACTACTTTTTCAGTATCTACTGTAGCTAGTAAATATTGGGGTGGTGTATTAGCACCTAATGGTAAAATTTACTTAATAACATCTAATACTGCAGATTATATGGTTATTGACCCTATAGCAAATACAACTACTACTTTTGCAGTATCTACTTTAAGTAATAAATATCGTGGTGGTGTATTAGGACCTAATGGTAAAATATATGCAATACCAAATAATGCTGCAGATTATATGGTTATTCTTACTGACACTACAATAGATATTGATTTTCCTTTATCAAGACTTTTCAATAAATTATAAAAATGTACCAAGAAGAAAAAATAAAAAACCATTTAGCCTACATTAATGAAAGTAGAAAATCAACTGGTAAAGATGTTAAGCCTTATCTTGCCATTGCTCAACCAAGGCGCGATGCAAAAGAAATGGCAGCCCAGAAGTTTCCAAATGATAAATTAAAATTTGGAACTTTTTTAAATCATTATTCAAGTATTTACCTTTGGACAGATGGGCAACTTGTTGACACGGCAAGAAATACACTTTGTGATGAAGCAATTAAACATAATGCAAAGTATATATTTTTTATTGGAGAGGATACTGTTGTTCCATACACAGCTTTTTTAGATTTACATATTTTAGCTGAGGCTAACCCTGACGCAGTTGTAAGCGGTGTTTATTATTTTAAGGGTGGTGAACCAATGGTTTTTGTAAAAGATAAAGATGGATATTTAAAAACGGCAAATGTTGACCGTGGTCAAGTAATTGAAAATCCATTGTTAATAGGTATTGATGTAATGCTTATTCCTGTAAAAATATTAAAAGAGTTAAAAGAAAAAGAAGAAGGCTGTCCTTTGTTTTGCATTGTTGGAGAAGATAATGTTTGGCATGATGGCGCTTTCATTGGTGAGGATGAATGGTTTATAAAACTACTTTATAAGCACAATTACCGTATTTTAGTTACAACAGATGTTCAATGTTTACACATGGATTTAGCAACTGGAAATTATACGGCTCATGAAAGTATAAATGTTGATGATTACGTTTGTCAAATTAAACCTAATAGGCGTTTAACACCAGCAGACAGAGGTTATTTAGACAACCGTTGGAGTTCAAGGATACCAGAACCTAAATTAAAGGTTGAAAAGAATATCATAAAACAAAAATGATAGTGTTTTTAAATTGGAAATTAATTAATAATTAATATGAATGGAATTCAGATAGGAAATCAAATATGGGCAAATGAGAATTTATCTATAACAACATTTAGGAATGGTGATAATATTCCCCTAGTTCAAAATAATAATGATTGGGCTCAATTAGAAAGTCCAGCATATTGTTTGAATAACAATAATTATCTTTACAATTATTGGGTTATTGTTGATAGCAGAAATATTGCCCCTACTGGGTGGAGGATTCCAAATGATAATGATTGGAATATATTAATTAATTTTGCAAATGGCAATGATGTTGCTGGACATAAATTAAAGTCCATTAATGGGTGGACAGCAATTACCCAGAATATGGAAGGTATTGAAACAACCATTAATGTTGGTGGAACAGATGAATTTGGTTTCAATGCAAAGCCAACAGGATTTAGGCATATGGATGGAAATTTTGCATTAGATTTATTATCACCCTACTTCACGCAAGAATCCATTGATGAAAATTTATGCAAATATGTATTTTTATTTTCAGGAAATGAGTTTGGCAAAGGTGGCATGTGGAAAAAAGATGGTTTTCCAATTAGATTAATAAAGGAATAATAGTTTTTGATTATTTTTTAGATATTTATATGAATAAATAAAAAATAATAATGGCAAATCAAAAAGTATTCGTATCCCCTGGTGTATATACTTCTGAAACAGATTTAAGTTTTGTTTCTCAGAGTATTGGTGTAACCACATTGGGAATGGTCGGTGAGACTATTAAAGGCCCCGCATTTGAGCCTATCTTTATCACAAGTTATGATGAATTTCAAACTTTTTTTGGTGGTACATCACCTGAAAAGTATATTAACACACAAATACCAAAATATGAATCAGCATATATTGCAAAATCATATTTGCAGCAATCAAATCAATTGTATGTTACAAGAGTATTGGGATTATCTGGTTATGATGCTGGACCATCTTGGTCAATAACAACCATTGCAAATGTTAATCATTCAACTGTTGGTTATTCAACTGTTGGTTCTTCTTTCTCAATAGCATTTACTGGAACAACTGGAACAACTGGAACATTTGTTATAACAGGTGGAACATATCCAAATGGTATAACTTTATCAACATTTTCTGGTGACACTTATACAACAAGCAATGGTTCAACATCAACATTTTATGATGACTTAAAGACATTTGCAAATGATGTGGCTTTATCAACTTCATTAACTGGACAAACATCAACTTATGGATCACTACCAGTTAGTGTTTATAACACAATAACAGGTTCAACAAAGTCAGGATTAACTGAATATAATTATTTTGGAACAACAATTCCTTTGGGTAGTGATGGTAAGCCAGCAAATGAAAATGATTTGTGGTATTATGCAACATTTACTGGAACAACTGGAACTGGTTATAGTGGTTATTCATTTTATTACAATACAACCAATTTTAATGTATCAAGTGGTTCATTCACTGGAACGGTAACAGGAAACACTTATGTATTCTCTGGAACAGCATATACAGGTTATAGTGATATGGTTGTTGCAACAGTTAGGTCAAGAGGTATCACAAGTTATTCCTCCACAAATCATGGTCAGATTTATAGTTTAAGTGCTAACACATTAATAATTGATGCAGCAAATAGCACAACCTTGAGTGAAGACCCCTTTGGTACCTTTGTGTTAAGTGGTGGTACAACTGCAAGTTCCAATTTTACATTTAATGTTTCATTAAAACCAACAAATTCAAATTACATAACAAATGTATTGGGAACAGATAATTTTGGTAAGGATAGAAATGATGTGCCAATTTTTGTTGAGGAGCATTATCCAACCTTATTAAATCAGGCTTATAGACTTGGTTATATTAGAGGCTTGAAAACAGATTTAACTTATTTGCCATCAGCAAGAAGTGGAAGTAATACATCAATTGGATGGTATCTTGAGAAATATCAATCACCAAAAACACCATTTGTGGTTTCTGAATTGAGAGGAAATAAAGTTTATAACCTATTCAAGTTTATTTCAATTTCTGATGGAAGCAATGCCAATACTGAAGCAAAAGTTTCAATCATAAATATGTCATTCAAGAATAGAACATTTGATGTATTGGTTAGAAGTTATTATGATTCAGATATTGCACCAGTTGTATTGGAGAAATATACAAATTGTACTTTGGATGAAACACAAAATAGTTTCATAGGCAAGAAGATTGGAACAAGTGATGGCAAATATAATTTAATTTCAAAATATATTATGCTTGAAATGGGAGATGAATTTCCATCAGATGCAATCCCTTGTGGATTTATGGGATATCCCCACAGACAGTACGGAACAAAATTATCACCAACTGTTTTATATAAGACAAAATATTATTTCAATAATGAGGTGGTTAATAATGAACCTTTTGCAGCATCAAATGCTGTTCCTGCTGATAATGTTAAAAGAACTTATCTTGGGTTTTCAACAAGTTATGGATATGACAATTCATTATTGGGTTATAAGGGAAAACAAAAACCAAATAGTATTATTGCAGATGGAACAGAATGGAATGTAGTTACAAAAGGTTTCCATATGGATTCAGGTGCAACAGTTGTTACTATTGCAAATGCTTATACAACAAGTGGTCAAACAGCCTTTGAGGTTGGTACAGGAAGTTTCAATGTTGAACCAGAGGATAATACAAATCCTTACTATTACCTATATTCAAGAAAATTCACATTGTTATTTGAAGGCGGTTTTGATGGTTGGGATGTTTATTCTGAAAAAAGAACAAATGGTGATTCTTATCAAATTGGTGGAACAGACTATATGAGGGGAGCATTATCTATTCCTGGCAAATATGCAGCAGCAACTGGTCAAGGAACATTTAAGGAAATAACAGAAGGTGATGGTACTGTTGATTTTGCAACAACAGATTATTATGCATATTACAAAGGGATTTTAACATTCCAAAATCCAGAATCAACAAACATAAATGTTTTTGTTACCCCAGGTATTGATTATGTGAATAATAGCAATCTTGTTGAAAATTCAATTGATATGATTGAATCAGATAGAGCAGACTCCATTTATATTGTTACAACACCTGATGCAAATCTTTTAACAACAAATGTGAATGATGTTATTTACCCCCAAGAATCCATTGTATCATTGGAGGAAACAAACATTGATTCAAATTATACAGCAACATATTATCCTTGGATTTTGGTTAGAGACCAAGTGAATAACACACAAGTGTATATTCCACCAACAGCAGAAGTTTGTAGAAACTTGGCATTAACTGACAATGTGGCATTCCCTTGGTTTGCATCAGCAGGTTATAATAGGGGATTAGTTAATTCAGTTAAAGCAAGATTAAAGTTAACACAAGATGATAGAGATACTTTATACCAAGGAAGAATAAATCCAATTGCAACATTCTCTGATGTGAATACTGTGATTTGGGGAAATAAAACCTTACAAGTTAGAGAATCAGCATTAAATAGAATTAATGTTCGTAGGTTGTTATTGCAAGCACGTAAATTAATCTCTGCGGTCGCTGTGAGGCTTCTTTTTGAACAAAATGACCAGATAGTACGTCAACAGTTTTTGGATACGGTAAATCCAATCCTAGATGGTATTAGAAGGGATCGTGGTTTAACTGATTTCCGTGTTACAGTTTCAAATGACCCAGAGGATATTGATAGAAATACAATGAGTGGAAAAATCTACATCAAGCCCACAAGAAGTTTGGAGTACATTGATCTCTCGTTTATCATCACACCTACTGGTGCTTCATTTGAAGATATATAATGATGATTATATCCATCATTAAATACCATAATGGTTGATAATGATGGATATTTCCAACAAACCCCCACTTCTGCTTTGAGGTGGGGGTTTTCTTTTTTTGGATTTTTAAATATATATATTAAAATACTTACAATTATGAATTTAAGAAATATTATATCAAAAAATATAAATGAATATTTGTTTGAAGCACAAAAAATTAAAACTAATATAAATGATAATTTTTGGAAATGGTTTGGGGATAGTAAAATTACTGAAAATGGAGAACCAATTCTTGTTTACCACCAAAATGTTTCTGGGGATAATAATTTTAATGAGTTTATTCCTCAGAGTTTTGGCACCTTTGGTCAGAATTCAATGTTTTATTTTGCAAAAGATAAAAATTGGGTCAAAAACTTTGTGAAAACTTTTAACAATTCAAACAAAGAAAAACCAAGAGTTTTTTATTTATCAATACAAAATCCATTAAACTTACAAAATCTTTTGTTAACACCAAAAGAATGGGTTTCATTTTTAGAAAATAAAAACCTATTAACTAATACAATTAAAGATTCTCTAAATAATATGCCTAACTGGGCTTATGGTGGATTTAATAAAATACCTTCGTGGAAAATATATAGGTATGATTTTGGTGAATTTGTTGATAAATTAAAAGAAAATGGATATGATGGGGTTATTCAAACTGATGCTAATTATGGTAGAACTAATGATTTAACTACCTATGCTGCAATTAAACCTAATCAAATTAAATCTGTTAAAAATGATGGTAGTTGGGATATAAATGATAATAATATTTATTCTTAATACAAAAAACCCCCACCTCAAAATAGAAGTGGGGGTTTTTTAATATTTGGGGTTTTTGTATATGTTAGGGGCAATTACTTTACTTTAGTTATGTCAAGTATTATTTTTATATATAATATATAATTTAATGAAAAAAAATACTTTACCAAAGAGCAATCCCAATGTTGCAATGTATATTGCATTTGGATTATGGGGTTCATTTTTATTGGGGGTAATATATACCCCAAGCAAAATTAAATATGAAAAACAATCTTATATTCCAATAATTCAACAAGAAACAATTTTTATTGAAAAGGTAATTGAAACCATTAAAGTGAAAGTTGATACAATAGAATCAATCATACCAGAAAATGATGTGCTTGAAGGTGTTACAATAATTGATGAGGATGCTTATGGAAAAAGGTCATATGTTTATGATATTCAAAATATGGATAAGACTGCATTAAGAAAACATCTTAAAACTAATGGATTTAGAAATTTGGAAAATGCAACTTTGGTTCAGATGAGGAGAATGTGGATGGCATTTCATTATGAGAGTATGTTAATGAATTTACATCTATTGACAGAATTCCCCATATCTATGCTCTATTCATTCTTTATCATTGAGGCAACTACTAATGGTATTGAGACCAACTTATGGCGACTGCACGCAAATGCAGGGGGAATGAAGGCATTTAAGGGGTATGGTTCTGTGACATATAAAACCTATGAAGTGATAAGGGGAAAAAATGTAACTATGAAAGCAAAATTTATGAGTGCAAAAAATACTCAAGAAGGAATTGAGGCTTGGGCAAAAGTATTAAATTCAGGAAGATACTATGAATGCAAAAAAGCAAATTATAAATTACCAAAGAAACAATTATATGAAAGCATATGCAAATGTGTTTATGAATCTGGTTATCATACAGACCCCAAATATAAGTTTAGAGCTCAATTTATGGCAGAGTTTTGGAAATTCAAAACAGAAAACCTTCCAATCATTATTGAAGAATTTTAATTTAATGATATTTATATAAAAAAATTATTATGAATTTATTTGAAGATTTTGATGATACAGGTACACCAGATATGAAATATTATGCATTTGATTGGGATGATAATATTGTATATATGCCAACTGAAATTATATTAATTGATGATGTTGGTGATGAAGTTGGAATGTCAACCCATGATTTTGCCAAATATAGAGGAGATATTGGAAAGACTAATTTTAAATATAGAGGTACAACAATAGTTAATTATGCTGATTTACCATTTAGGCAATTTAAAGTTACAGGTGATGAGGATTTTCTATCTGATGTGCTTATAGCAAAGAAAGGTCCAGCTTTTGATGATTTTAAAGAAGCAATTAATAATGGATCCATTTTCTCAATTATCACAGCCAGGGGTCATAATCCAGAAACATTAAAGAAAGGTGTTAAGATATATATTAATAATGGATTTCATGGAATTGATGAACAAAAATTAATTAAAAATCTACAAAAATATAGAGATTTGGTTTCACCAGAAAATCAATATGATGATATTATTGATGAATATTTGGATTTATGTAAATTCTATCCAGTATCATTTGGATCTGGTAGTGCAGCAAATCCTGAAATTGAGAAAGTTAAAGCATTAAATGAATTTTATGATTATTGTGAAGAAATGTCAGAAAAAATCAAAAAAGCATTTTACTTTAAAAATGATATGTTTGGAGAAAAAGGTGATATACTTAATTTTACAATAGGATTTTCTGATGATGATCCTAAAAATATTGAAGTTATGAAAGATAAAGTTAATAGAAAAGGATTAACAATATATTCAACAAATAAAGGTGAAAAAGAAAAAGTTAATCAAGATAATTAATTATATAATAGTAATATTATTAATAATAGTTATATACTAATACAAAATTAAATCATCTTATAAAAAAAGTAAATAGTGTTTTTTGAACAAAAATGATAATTTTACAAAATTAATTTAAATAGGAAATTACCAACATCATAAATCCTTGGAATACCCCTATCTTCCATTATTTGAAACTCTGTTTTTTTTGGGTCAAAACCATCTTTAACCAAAATATCTTTTCTAAATTCAAATCTATTTTTTCTTTTCTTATTTATTACATAAAAATAATTTGGGCTAGTTGATTTAACTTCAATGAAGCCCATTTTTTTATATAAATTTCCATTGCTCCATCTTTTATCAGCATAACTTAAAATCTCAATTGGTTTATAAGTTTTAATGAAATGATTTAATAATCTTGATGCACCCCCTACCACAGAGGTGTTCAACTTATTGCAAAATCTAATAAGTTCATATTCATCATTATTTGATTTTTTATTTCCAAGAGCAAGTCTTTTTTTTCCAAAGGTCATCAATGAAACCAATTCATTATTATAATATAATCCAAGATTAATGGAACTTCCAACCATTCCTTGTATGTGATTATCATTTAAAAATTTTGTTTTATCTTTTGTCTTAACCAGATGTATTTCACATTTTCTTGCATGAATCTTAGTATCAACTTTATTCAATTTATTCAATAAAATGCTTTTAACAATTTCTTTCTTATTATCCCATTCATCTTCAAATATGTGGATTAACTGGATATTATTTGAATTACAAATTTCTGTTTTCTCTAAATGATAATTATTTGTTTTGAATACATTTGAATGAAAGTAAACCCCATTGAATTCAATGGCTAAGTTATGCTTGGGGATATAGATGTCAATTTCTTTTCCATTTAATACACTTCTATCATTTTTGATAAAGTCAATTTCATTTTCAATTAAAAATTGACATAAATCATTTTCTTTGATTGAAGATAATTCACCAATAGGGTTACAAATTGAGCAGGGGTTTATATTATTATTATGTCTATAATGTAATATATTTCTATATATTATATAATTTTCTTTACATACATCACACACTAACTCAACCATTTTACCACTTGGATTTATGATGGTTAAATGATTGTATTTTTTTTCAAAATTAACAATACCTTGTCTTGTTCTATTCTTTCTACTTTCATTTAGTAGAATTGGGGTGCTTACACCATATCTTTGAATATTTGTTTCTTTTATTTTTTCTTTTGTTTCATCTAATTTTGATGTATGGTCAACACCATATTTCTGCATTGTTTTTTCTCTAATTCTATCTAAATCTTGGAACATATTTGAAAATCCATATCTTTCCATATTTGTACCCATTATCTTCTTTTTTATATCATTAGAATGGATTGGTGAGTTTCCACCATATTTCTCATTATTTGTTATCTTAACATTATTGATGTGGTTAATATCAGAATTTGTGCAAAGCAATGAACAATATATTCCATATCCTTCAGTAATGGATCTTTTGAATTTAAGTTGAACCCCACATTTTTTACATACAGGCACATCTTTTGCCTTATGAATGTAGTGCCATATTTTTGTTTTAAATGTCATAGATTCAAAATGTGAGGTGTAATTCAGTATTTTATGATACAAATCATTATAGTTATTTTTAAGATAAGATTCTTTTGTTTTGTATCCTGATTTATTATCTGTTGTAAAAAAAATTATTAAATTCATATTTTTTCTATTTACTTGATATTTATAAAATGTATGAGAATAAACTCATAACAAAGATAACAATAAATATTATAAAAAAAATTAAAAAAATAAGATATGGCTGATTTATTAATGAAAATGCCCCTACCATACGAACCAAAAAGGGAAAATAGGTTCATTTTGAGGTTTCCATCAAGTATGGGTATAAATGAATGGTTTGTTGAAACAGCATCAAGACCTAAGATTAGCATAGCTTCAACAGAGATACAATTCTTGAATACATCAACATATGTTTCAGGAAGATTTAAGTGGGAAGCTATTAGTGTTAAGTTTAGGGATCCAATTGGACCATCAGCGTCACAAGCCTTAATGGAGTGGGTTAGATTACATGCTGAATCAGTTACAGGTAGAATGGGATATGCTGCTGGATATAAGCAAAATTTAACCTTAGAAATGCTTGACCCAACAGGAGTTGTAATTGAAAAATGGTTGCTTGAAGGTTGTATATTAACAAATGTTGACTTTGGTAGTTTAAGTTATAGTTCTGATGCAATTGCAGGAATTAGTGTAACTATTCAGCCAGATAGATGTATATTGGTTTATTAAAATTAATAGATTTAATTGGGTTAAAATCCATATGTTTATGTATTAACATTTACATATGGATTTTTTATTTTAACTATTTTCTTTTCTTCAATTTAAATCTATTTTTAAAATAAAATTTATGGAAGATAAATCTAAAGAGTATGGTCAATCAAATTTTGATTTACCCCATGATGTGGTTCAATTACCTTCTGGGGGCATCTTTTACAAAAACAAGAAGAAAGCAGTTAAGGTTGGTTATTTAACAGCAGCTGATGAGAATCTATTATTAGGTAATAGCAAGAATTTCACATTACAACTTTTAAAAAACAAAATATACGAATATGATATAAGACCAGAGGATATGATTGAAAGTGATATAGAAGCAATTCTAATCTTTTTGAGAAATACTTCTTTTGGTTCAGATATTGAACTTTCGGTTACTGACCCCAAGACAGGAAAGTCTTTTAAGGCAACTGTTGATTTGGGTGAATTAAGCATTGAACCTGGTAATAAACCAAATGATGATGGAACATATACAGTTACACTTCCCAAGAGTGGGGATGTGGTTAAATTAAAGCCTTTGACATATGGTGAAATATTGGAGGTAAATGATATAATTGACAATTACCCCCCATCAAGGATTGCACCCAAGGTAACATTACGATTATCTAGGGAAATTGTTGAAATTAATGGTGATATTGATAAGACTAACATTGTTAAATATGTGGAGACTATGCCAATTGCTGATTCAAAATTTATACGTAGATATTTAACTGAAAATGAGCCTAAACTTAATATGAAAAAAGATATCAAGACCCCATCAGGAGATGTGACCACGGTGAATGCTGGGTTTGGGGTGGAGTTCTTTCGCCCTTTCTTCGGATTATAGGCTATCACAATCAACAGAATTTTATTATTTAAAAAAACTTTTACATGTTTCATATTCTGAGTTCTTGATTATGCCAATATTTCTTCGGAAATTCTTGATAAGCAAGTGGACAGAGGATGTTAATAACAATAATAATAATAAGGGATGATGTAAAAAATCATCCCTTATTCTATTTATATATATAATTTATATTTTATGGCAGGATTTTATGATAATGTACTTGGGGGTATAAATAAACTTCAAGGGAAGTTACTTGGCCTTGATCCTGAGTTTCTTAAAACACAAATAAAAGAGATGACAAACTTTACTGGTGCTTTGGTGACATTGGATACCGAATCTGCCAGAATAAGCCAAAGTTTTCTTCTTGGTAGGTCAAGGATTAATGAATTTAAGGGTGTTATTGCAGACACAGCACCTCTTGTTAGAAGACTTGGAGGGGATATTGGTGATATTGTTGCTATGGTTGAGCAAACAGGTCAAGCACTTTCAAGGAGTGTTGTATTTTCACCTGAAATTTATGAAAAATTATATGCTCTAACTACTTTAATGGATGTAAGTGCTAGAGACCTTACCAAGAACTTTTCAGATGTTGGTATTTCAATTGCTAAAGTTGGCGGAGAGGTTGAAAATTCAATAAGTTACATTAAGAGTATTGGTATGGATGCAAAAACCATAATGAAAGAGGTTGTTAATAATACTGATTTATTAAATAGATTTAACTTTAAGGAAGGGGTTTTAGGGTTTTCAAAGATGGCTGCAACAGCCGCAATGCTTAAAGTTGATATGTCTTCCATTCAGTCATTTGCTGATAAGGTGTTTAATATTGAGGGTGCTGTTGAAACGGCTGCTACATTTCAAAGATTGGGTGTGTTTATGGGTGATTTGGCTGATCCTTTTTCATTGATGAATAGTTCATTAAATAGTCCAGAAGGTCTTATAAAGAGTATTGCAAAGGCTGGGGAGATGTTCACAGAATTGAATGTTGAAACAGGAAGGATTGAAATAAATCCATCAGCTATGGGTATGTTCAAGGAACTTGGGGATGCAACAGGTTTAGGTGCAGATAAGGTGAAGAAAATGGCAATTGCACTTAGGGAGTTTAATGAAAGGTCAGCAGAGATAGATTTCAAGTTTGATGTTACAGAAGACCAAAAAATGTTTATTGCTAACTTATCTTATTTGAATGATAAGGGTGAGTATGTAATTAATGTTAAGGATGAGAAGACAGGGGCATCAATTGCACAGAAAGTTTCAGAATTAACAGATAAACAAATGGAGAAATTGCAAGAACTATCTAAGGAAGAGCCAAAGACAATGGAAGACCTTGCAAGAGAATCAATGAGTATTACAGATATTATAATGAATGATGTTCAAGCAATAAAATATAAGATTTTGTTTGGTGCTGTTGGTACGCCTGGAATTGCTGAAATGCAAGAGAAAGTAAGAGGGGGGCTTATTGATCCAGCACTTAGCACCGTATATGAATCAATAGACCAAAAAGAGATGAGGTCTTTTATAAAGAATAGTTATACAGATTTAACAGAGTTGTTTAGAACTTCAACAAGTTTTGCAACCGGATTGGAAGCAGTTCTAACAAAGTTACCAAGTATGGGTGATTTATTAGATAAAATTAAGATACAGTTATCTGCTGCGGCTAAAAAAGAAGGATTGGGTGAAATGTCATTTGATGATTTAAAAGATTTTGGTTCAAATATGGTTAATCAAAATGTAAATACAGGTAAAATTGTCCCAACAAATGCTGGTGGTACAGGTGGACCACAATACGGTAATAATAATAATCAGATTTTGACTAATAAAATAGATAATGGTTTATCAAATTTTAATAATATGGAGTTCAAACTTAATATAGATGTTATTCATAAGATGATGGATGCAACTGGCGTGGTTAAACCAATGGGTCAAGTAGATAAAGTTATTTTAAATTCAAAAGATAATTATTTTAGCAGCCAATTAACTATTGGTGAACCAAATAAATAATAACATTAAAACCCCAAGTAATTATATTTATATATAAAACATAATGAGAAGTCCCTTAGATTTTGGAAATAGTGATACTTTTAGGAAGTTTTTAATAACAAAAAATTTAGCTCCTTACAAGAAAACCCCCCTTGGGAGTAGTCCCCCATTTAACTATGAGGTAGCACCTTTTTCAAAGATATTAAATGTTGTGGATTCTCCTGACAAATTAATTGACCAGCCAATATATGCAAATGAGTTATATGTTAAAAATCAATATGGCAGGGTTGGTGGGTATATTCAAACACAAGATTTAAATGTATTAAATAATAAGAAAACAAATTACGGTGAATATAGTATAAAAAATTCTGTTGCATTAAAGATTAATAGAAAAAGTTTAAATGATAATTTGTTTGAGAATTTTTACACAACAAAAGATGATTTAACTGATTCAGCAATTTATATTGAAAATGATGATAAGTGGTTTGACAAAAATTTACCAAAAAAAGGTATATTATATTATTGGGGTGTAGGGGATAATAGTTTCAAACCATCTAAATATTCAGCATTTGGCATACTTACAGATAATGCTGAAACCAAATCCAATTTATCTGCTGATTCTTATATTACAAGATTGGGTGCAAAGGTTTTAACAAATTATTTTAATGAAAGGGTTGCAAAGTTAACAACAAAATATGATATTATCAAGAAGTTTGATCAGACTATTTCAAGTTTGAATGACCCCTTTGATGTATATAATCTTATAATAGGACCAAATCCAATCATTCAACCAAATTGGAGTATAACAAAGCCAAATAATTTGCTTGTTGGTGCAGCACAATTGGCATTGGAGTTTGTTGGTGGGGAGTTGCCATTTCCAACTATTATTGGAAGTTATTTTGATGAATCAATAAGTTTAAATGGTAAAGGAAATAAGGGTTTTCTTGGTGGGTTATTCCAGCAGAAAAAAACAGGTTCACAATTATTTTATGATAATATGGGGGCTGGTCAAAGGTCTGTCTTATATAAGAATATTAATAAAAATTTATACAAACCAAATTATGAAAGGAGTGGTATAATAGGTTCTTTCTTGGATTTATTCACAAACAACAAAGGTGCCTATTATGTTGGGAATGATAATTTGGATATCATTGATATTCTTTCACCAGAAGGTGATTTACCAATTGACCAATTTGGAAGACGCATTCAAAAGAGTGTATATAGTTCAACAGAGGTTTCAAAGGTATATGAGGGGGAAACTTTCAATCCAGCCATTGGATTTAATGGAAAAAGTGATATTGATGGTGGTGGTATTGAAGGTGGTTTAACATGGGTTTCACCAAAATATAAGAATAATGCAGGAAAGAATGCAGGAAAAGGTGGTGAGATATTTGGGGATAATGGAACAAAACAAACCACTTTTGATGGGACAGAATCTACCAATTATGATTTTAAAGATGGTTCAATATTGGATGACACACAAAGGATTATTAACTCACAGCCAAATGGGGCAAATAGGTTAAAACATGTGGGTAATGCTATGGATCAAGTTAGCAAGGTTTTTAATGATGGATATAAGGAAATAACAAAAGGTTCAAGAGTTAAGACATATAAGTATCAAAACCCTGAAACTTTGGTTGGGGGTTCATTCCAGGAATATTGTAGATTATTTACAAAGGATTCACCATATATGACATATGAACGTTTGCAAAAGACAAGTGGTATTACAAATGAAGGAAGGAGATTAAAAGGTTCAGTTATAAATAAAACATATGATTTGAGCATTGCCCCAAAGAAGGGGAATGATTCAAAGAAGTATATGTTATCTATTGAGAATTTGGCATGGAGGACAACAAATAAGTTTTTGGATTTGCCAGAATGTGAGAAGGGTCCAAATGGTGGAAGGTTAATGTGGTTTCCACCATATGATTTAAAGGTTACAGATTCATCATCATCCACTTGGAATTCAAATGAGTTTTTGGGGAGACCAGAACCTGTTTTCACTTATAAAAATACAACAAGAACAGGGTCATTGGAGTTTTCAATTGTTGTGGATCATCCATCTGTGTTAAATTTAATCACAAATAGGATTTTAGAGAAAGAGAACAATTCAGAGGTTATTAATGGTATATTATCATCTTTCTTTGCTGGTTGTTTGAAATATGACATATATGATTTGGCAAAGATATATAATACAATGACCTTATCTGAACTTGAGGAAATTCAAAAAATTGTTAAGGAAAGTTCATCAGTTAAAGATGATGTTAGTTATATCAAAAGAACAGTTGTTACAAATGTTGATCCAATAAATCCATCACAAGTTGATACACCCCCAGATAAGACAGATACAAGATTTGACAAGTATAAGGAATATGCATTTTATTTTGATAATGATGTTCCAAAATCAAGTAATGCTGATTATGTTAGTGCTTTTAATTCATATACAGCATCAAAATTATATAATCAAGCACAATTAAAAAGTTTTATGGATTTATATGTAAAAGATAATTTTGCATATCTTAATAAGTTTGTAACTGAATGTAATGAGTTTCTTGCACAGAATGAGGGAAATACTATTGAGTTAACCCTTAACTCATCTGCATCAAAACCAGCATCTATTACTTATAATAAAGCATTAAGTCAAAGACGTAGCAGTAGTGTTACAACTTATTTAACAAATAATATAAAATCAAAAAACTTTACAATAAAGACAAATATTCTTGGTGAGGAAACAGGAGTTGTTGCCAACACAACAACTGGTGGAACTAAATCTGTCCCAAATTGTAGTGGTTTTACAGAAAATGCTATAACAAGTGTTCCAGCTATGGCTTGTAGAAGAGTTGCCATAAAAGATGTTAAAGCTATTCAAAAAGGTGTTGCACCAAAGGTTGAACCAACATTGGTAACAAATGAATCTGAAGTTAAGGTAACAAAACAAAAGATTGAAAAAGAAATTACAACAACAGAAAATAAATTATATAAGAATGTATCAAAAAGGGTTTTACAAAAACTTTTAACAGAATGTGATTACTTTGAAACTATAGAAGAAACAGATCCTTTTATTTATAATAATTTAAAGGAAAAATTAAAATATTTTAGTCCGGCTTTTCATTCCACAACACCAGAAGGTTTGAATGGTAGATTGACATTTCTTCAACAATGTGTTAGACCAGGTGATACAATACCTACCATAAGAGAAGGTGAGGTCAAAGAATTTAAAGATGCTAGAAACACAGCATTTGGTGTTCCCCCAGTTTTGGTATTGAGGGTTGGGGATTTCTTTCATACAAAGATTATACCAGATAATTTAACTATTAGTTATGATCCTTTACATTGGGATATAAATCCTGAAGGTATTGGGCTTCAACCTATGATAGCAAAGGTTAATTTGAGTTTCAAGTTTGTTGGTGCAAGTGGATTGAGTAATGCTGTGGATAAGTTACAGAATGCTTTATCATTTAATTATTATGCAAACACAGAGGTTTATGATGCAAGGGCTGATAAGACTGATAATAGTTTGGATGATATGGATGTGAAGATATTAGATTTTATAAGAGAAAAGGAGAAAGGTAAGACAGAAAATTTTGATGATGTTAAGGTTGTTAACGCATATAAGACAATAGGTGAAATTGATACTACAGCAACCACATTAAATTATATTACTTTGGCAACAGAATTAGTTGAAGCCTCTACTGCTTATGTTAATACAATTAATTCAGCCATTCAAGAAAATTCAAAAGCATATAATATTGAATTGGTTTCTTTGATATTAAAATCATTGAATAATGTTAATGGTGTTTACAATCCAACAACATTAGGTGAATTTAAGTTATTGGGTGTTCCAACAGATTACCAAAAAACAATAGATGATTATGTTAAGACAATTAAAGATAGTATAAAGAATAATTCTGATGGATTTATTGAACAAATAAATGAAGAATTTAGTTCTGAAAAGAGTATAAAGTTTGATGTATCAAATAATTATCAGTTATATGTTGATAATGAGATGGTTAAGGTTAATAATAATATTAACATTCTAACAAAAGCAATTCTTGATGCTCAAGAGAAATATCAAAAAGTTTTAAGCAAAGCATTATTTGTGATTTCAACTCATAATTCATATCTTGGTCATGATGGGTATGTGGATAAAACTGGAAATTTCTTTGTTTTTAAATTAATTAATTCATTAACTGGAATACAGGATGTGTTATCTGGAATTGCAGAGCGTATTGAAACAGACTTCTTGCCGTATTTAAAAATAAATTTAGATAACCCAAAGGACATATTTTCAAGTGACCAAGATAGTTTAATATATTTATTATTATATGGTGCATTTAGAGATAAGAATGGTTTAGAGAATTTTGAAAAACAAATTCTTTTAAAGTCAATTAACCCTGATAAAAACTTCACCTCAAATAATGGAAAGATATCAAAAATATTTAAGAGTTATTGGGGTGAGAAGTTGATTAGATATAATAATAAATACAAAGAGGAGACTATTGATTTCTTAACAGACTTAACCAAATATACAAATGATATAGTTATTAGTTTGAAAGCAATTAAGCCAAATGGTACAGCAGGATATATAAGTGGATATGAGGTAATTGAATCTCCTGATAATGAAACTAAAACTGCATTATTAACTTTGAATGGTGTTGATAATTATGATAACAATAAAACTACATGGAATAAAAATAGTAATGGATTTATTCTAGTGAAAAATAAATTAATGAGATGAGTTTAAAATATTATAATAGATACTCACAATTCACCTTTAATGGTAATCAGAAAGTTGTGCCATTTGTCAAGATACCTTCTAAGTCAAGTGACAATGTTTTTTTTTATAAGAAAAACATTAGTAGATTAGATAAAATATCACAGCAATATTATCAAACCCCCTTCTTTGGGTGGCTCATTTTGGCAGCAAATCCAGAGCATGGTGGTCTTGAAAATAACATATATGATGGGGCTATGTTGAAAATACCCTTTCCATTGGAGACATCTTTATTAGATTATAAAAATGCAGTAGAAAATTATTTCTTTTATTATGGCAAATGAGCAAGGTGATGTACATGTTATATATGATTATCAGAATGTTATATATATAGATCCCAACAAGGTGATTACAAATACTGGTGAGGTTATTGACAGGGCAGTAATACCTGAAGACTTTGTTATGTATGCCAATCTGGAAACAAAGTTGATTCCAAGAACAAAACTATTGGTTGGTGGTCCAGTTAATGATAATGTTAGGAATATAAATATTGCTTCAATAAATTTCTTGAAACCAAATACTGGGGATGATTATTTCACATCTGGATATTATGATGAACTTACAGGAAAAGATTCTTTAACTGAAAATGGTGGTAAAAACCAACAGAACTCCAAACAAGTAAAGGAAAACAATGAAACTTATACCTTGAATTATGCTACTAATGTTGAAGATAATACATTATTTGGTATAAAGAGTATTGCTATTAGAACAAATTCATCTTTTGTACCAACTGTTACGGTTATTATGGAAGATGTTCAAGGAAGGGCATTGTTTAGTTTAGGAAATGAATCACCATATGCGGCATTCTTCAATTTACCATATCCCCCATTTTATTTGACCATCAAAGGTTATTATGGGAAGGCAGTTAGATATGAGTTGGTTTTGTTAAAGTTCAACGCTAGTTATAACACCAACAATGGAGATTATACAGTTACTTTGGAGTTTCTTGGATTTAAGTATAATGTGTTATCTGATATAAGTGTTGGACATTTGATTGCTTGTCCAAATATGTATTCAAAGAAATATAAAATAACTCAATCAAATACTACAAATATTTCAAATTTAACTCCATCCCAAGTCAATAACATAGTTAATCAAGTGGGGGAACAAACTCAAGTTTCATTTGAGGATACAACTGATTTTGAGGTGAATACCCAACTTGGTTATCAGAAGATAATAGAAGTATATAAGGATTATAAATCAAAGGGGTTAATTGATATGAATTTCCCCGAGTTAACCTTAACTGAATTAACATACAAACTTGAGATGTTTGAGCAGAATGTTTTAAACTCATTGAATAAAGTTGATGTCCAGAAGTTAACAGATGGGAAAAGGTATAAGAAATTTCTTGCCAATTATTATCAGGAAATTAGGGGTAATCTTAGGTCTTGGTTTAATAAATATTTGGATACAAGGCCAATAAGTTTAAATAACACAGATGAGGTTATATTTGGTGTTAAGAAAGAATTGATTGATAACATTAAGGATGGGAGGTTATTTTTGGTTGAAAGTGATTTAAAAACCATAATTTCAAAATATACAGCTGAATTAAATGATAATCCCACTTTTGGAATTTATGGAACATTACCTATTACAAATGATATAAATTATGATTTGTTTAATGTGGTTGATGCAGATATTGATTGGTGCAAAACATATAGGTCAAAGAATAAATCTAATCCACTAAGTGATTTTGAAAATTTAACTGAAGATATTTGCCGTGAAAGGATTGAGAAGACTATATATTACACATATACTTTATCAGGGGAAACAAAAACCACGCCAGTTTTTAATATTACAAGATTCATTGATGAAAGGAATAGAATGGAAGCAGAATTCATTGTTGAACTTAATGCTCTTGAAAAAGCATTGTCAGAAGAATTGGCATTGAAGATTGAGAAAAAGGAAACAGGAATTGGGTTTAAGCCAACAATTAAAAATGTGGTTGCAGTTATTATGGCAACCACAGAAGGTTTTCTTAGATTGATGGAAGATGTTCATAGTTCAGCTTGGAATGTTAGGAGTGATGTTGATAGAATAGATGCGGTATTAGGTAGTACTAACATTGCAGTTGATGATAATAGCAAACGTGATGGTAGTGATGAAATTGTATTTCCTTGGCCTTTGGTCTTTCAAACAAATGATAAGAAGGAAGCAAATAAATATGAATTAGTATATCCAGGAGATCCATCTATTATTAAATCCATAAAAGCAAATTATTATGATAAATGGCCTGAAGTTGAATTTGTTGAGGAATATATAAATGGTTATTCCAAACGTTTGGAAACCCCCTCCCCAAAGGATGCACTTGATTTGGATAAGGTAATTAGGAAGAGTTATGTTCCAAATACCATAGAATATCCCTTTGCCACTTTGCCATATGAGTTAACAACAAATGTGAAATTCTTTTATGAATTATGGGATAGACTTGTTTTGGCATCATATAATTCAGGATTTTCAGCCATTTATGAAAAGGATAAAAGAATTGGCTTATTGATTAAGGAAAATGAATTTAAGAATATAAGCAATACATTAAAGACAAATTCCATAATTTTTATTCAACAATTAAAGAATATATTATTTTCAGAGGGGGGGTTGGATTATGATAATTATAAAGAATTTTTGGAAGAAATGTCAGGTGGTGTATCAGAAAGGTATAACAAATATCTGGATGGTGTACCAAACTCAAGATATATTGTTGATTTATTAGATGCACCAAGCAAGATATATGATATAAGTGAATTCAAATTAACAACAGATAAGTTTGCAAATAATTTAAAGGAGGCAGATATTAAAACAATTATAAATGTAATACAGAAAGCACCAATTGAAAATAACATAAATATCACATATCCTTTTACAGATTTAATATGGGTTACTCAGAATTTAATCAACAAATTTCCAAATAAATTTGACACAACTAATACAATTCTTTTCAATCAAAAAAGGAATGTGATTACAAACTTTAAGGAATATAATCAAGTTGTTACAAATAGACCATTTAAATTCTTTACATCACAAAGTGGCGCAACATATGGAGAAATATATCAAGATAATTATTCACCAGCAAATAAATTAATATCATTGATTAACACCCCTATCTTCACAAATGCAATTCAACTTGGAGTTGGCAAATGGAGAGCAGGGGAAAAACAGCCATATATTGCGTCTGCTTATCTTTTTTTGAATAGCCTACCATTATCACCCCTTACTGATTTTTTTATCACCAGAGGGCAAAGTGATAAGAATGGACATGTTTTTGCAACCTTCATAAAGTATTCTGCTTTACATAAGTTGCCATATGCTTGGATATTGAAATATGGATCCATTTGGCATAGATATAAGAATTATATTAAGACAGGGGATGACTTTTTGGATGATGTATGGAAAGATTTTGATTATAAATCAAATTATAATGCAAATGAAAATTTCCAATATATAATAAATGGAAATCAAACTATATCCCTTAAATCTGATAATAATGTGAATGTTGGATTTTATCCGGTTATGATGAATGATTATAATGCATTCTTGAATGGCTATGATTTATTCTCTGGATTTACAAATAATGAGTTGAGTGTGAATGAAAAGAGGGGGTTGAAGATGTTTGAATCATTTAATTTTGAAAAAAGTGGATTGACATTTAATTGTTATACAACTTTAGTGCCAAAAAATATATATGACAGTTCCACATTTAGTGATTATTGTGAGGATGTTAACTTTAGTTTAACATCAAAATATTATATTTTGCCATCAACAAATAATAATATTACTGATAATAATTTTTTTAAAAGTAGTTTAGATAGTTATTATTCTTCTTTGGATGAGTTATTGGATGTTGCACATAATGGCGCAGTTAATGTTACAATGCAAGATACATTTAATTCATTTACATTTAAAAATTTGAAGAAGCCTTTACCAACAGAATATTTTAATAGAAAGAAAGATATTAATTCATTTTCAATATTAAGTTTTGGAGAGTATGCCTCAATTGAGGATATGTTTTCTGTTTTTGATTATGATACATTAAATTTATTTGAGAATGAGTTTTTGGATTTTAGCAAATCAATTTATGATATAAACGAGAATAAGGATCAGATAAATTTGGTTGGATTGGAATATGGCAATCCTGTGGCGGCATATAGAAATTTCCAATTATTATATAGGAATTTGATGGAAGTCCCATCCAATTATCTTAATTTGAATGCCACTGATTTTTACAACAAAACAGCAGAATATCAAGCTCAAAACATTAGAGAATTTTTGGATGGGTTTTTGAGTTATGATGTTTTGTTTAAGTATGGAAATCCAACACAATATGATAGATATGAATATAATTCATTGATAAGTCATTTAGGTGGGCAATCAACCATACTGAACCAAAAGAGGTTCAAGGGATATGTTGCAAACACTTTACCAAATAACATATCACTTCAATTATCAGAATTATCAAATGCCCCTGCTTGGGAAACGTTAAAATTACATGTTGGGTTCTCCACCATTGAATCTTTGACATATAAGAATACTGGCTCATATATTACAGATTTCTTTATTGATAATAATATTGAATTTTCATCAGAAAATATCATTGCACTTGCAAAACCAATAAAGATATACGCAACACAAAAGTTAAAAAATCCAAACATCACAAGAGAAAATTTCTTGATATTGATGGATAATAATCAAAAAGCATTGGATACATTCTTGGAAGACAATGTGAATCAGACATTATCTTTATTAGAAAAAGAAATCAATAATATTGATATTGTTGAAATTAATGAGATAAATTCAGGATTAGATAGCAAGTTTTCAAAATATGATTTATATGAAACATTCAAAGCCATAAATGATAAATGGATATCTGGTAGTGAATATACAACTCGTACATTATTTGAAGATGTAATATTTTTGGATAGGGGTAATAGGAACATAGGTGATTTGTATTATGTTGATATTTTTGATTTAAAGAAGATTTTTATTGGAACAAGAACAAACTTGAAAACTCCTGTCTTTAATTTTATTGGTGGAATTTTGGTTAAAAATAATTTTAATGTTTTGCCAATGCCATCTTATGTTAATTTTTATGGAGCATTATCAGCAAATGATGATATTAATGATGTTATTGGAACAGCAACAGAAATAGCAAATGATGTTTGGGGAAATTATTCTGATGTTGATTATAGGAAATCAGGACCAAAACTTGTTTGCATTTATGCTGGTAGGGGGTCAACAACTCCATCTGGACCAAAAGATTTTAGATATGGGGATGATGCTATTGATATGTTAAAACCATCCAAGATACCTTTCTTGGAAGACCAGACAAATAAGAAAGATTGGTCACAGTCAAATAAATGTGTTAGTTTCTTGGTTGATGCAGGAATTAGAAATCAAGCAATATTCTATGGTATTCAAGTGGATCAGAATAGTGGCACAGCAACTCTTGAATCATTAATTCAACAGGAGGCTTTAAGAAATTCAGCATCAAATAGGGGTGTAGCAACACAAAGTGTATCATTATTTAATTTGTATAAGAACTTGAGTTACAAGTCAACAATTAACTGTATGGGTAATGCATTGATACAACCAACAATGTATTTCAATTTGGAACATGTTCCTATGTTTGGTGGACCTTATTTTATTACAGAAGTTTCACATAATATTGCACCAGGTTCATTTGAAACAACATTCACAGGTGTTAGACAAAGTATTTATTCACCCCCAAGCACAGATACATATCTTACAAGTATTAATGAAAATTTATTAACAAAGATTGAAAGCAATTTTGCAAAATCTATTGTTAATGAAAAAGATGAAGAGGCTACTGCAACAAATAACACACAAACACAAGGTTCAAAACAAACAAATTCAAGTGCGTGTGGAAAGTATTTATATGTGGATTATGCTAATTATGAGCCAACAACAGAAGAATTAGTAGTTTATTCATCAGCCACACAAATTCATACAGCAATAAATTCAAGAGTTCCAGGGGATTCAAAAATGGCAGATTACATATATCTTATTAGTTATTTGGCATCTTATGAAAAAGATGGATTTAAGGCAAATCACAATAATTTTGGAAATGTTTGGTTAACCTACAATAGGGGTAAAATTGCATCTTATAATCAAGAAAAACCATTATTCTTTTGTGCAAAAATGGATAATAAAGAGAAGATACAAACACCTTTTGCAATTTTTAGTTCATTTGATTTATATGTGGATTATATGCGAGCAGCTTTGATTGGCTTCATAGCTCGTTTTTCTAATTTGGAAGGGAGTAATGAGGATAACTTTATTAAATTTTATATTATAGACTGGTTATATGGAATGATAGCTAATAACACAGCCTTAGATGCAAACAAGAATTTTGAAAGATTAAATAAGAACAAATTTTATGCTGAATTAAATAAGAAATATGCAGATGCTAATATATCATTAAAATCTTTAAGACCTATAGTTACAGAAGAGCAAAAGGAATTATATGTTAGTGCAAGAAACAAATTAACAGGACCAAAATTAAATAAAGTGTGTGAATACACCTATAATAATATTAGGATTTATAGAACACCAGCTGAACCAGAATATACTTTACCATATTCTCTTGATATGTTTTTTGAGGCAAAGAATCCAAAAGAATTATTATATTTGGATGCTATGAATAAAACCATAGAAGATACCTTGGTAAGATTATATATACTAGATAGTGCACCAGTTGTTTCATTTTTTGATGTTAAGGTTAATTCAGGAGAAACATATAGCATAGCTGTTAGTTTAAAGATAGATAAGCAATCTGATAAGATTCCTTATACTGGTTTTAAGTTTATTGCGGAATCTGGACAAACAGAAGCAATTACTTACAAAATAACTGAAAAAACTATTAGAGATTCAATTGAAGATAGTCCCAATTTTAGCAAGGGAAATCAAAAAGATGAAGAGAATGATACAATTGGGGATATCATTTCAAATGAAAACAAATTATTGAATATTAAATATTGGCGGACAAATTATACAAAATTAATTTTATACCCAAAATTGGAGTAAATTATTTTGATAATTCAAAATATTGATATATTTATATGTAAAATAAATTGACATGATTGAAAATTTGAATAACTACTTAAAATCAACAACACAACAAACATTGGATGATGGTTCAAAAGAAGTTTGTGACTTAATTACAGGAGAATGCTATGTTGTTAAGGAAAAAGATGGTTTAATAGAAAGAACTGAAACTAAAACAGTGAATAGACAGGTTAAGGTTAAAACTCATGGGGGTATAAAAGAATTGTTAAATGATTAATAAAATGAAAATAGATCAGAAAATATTAAATGAAATTAATAGATACCATACTATAAATAGGTATATTACAGAGCAAGATGCACCACCACCGCCACCACCTTTAGGTGATCCTATGGCAGACCCCAATGCAGCACCAATGCCTAATGCACCTATGACACCCCCAGGTGAAGTTTCTCCAATACCTCCAGGTGGGGGTGAAGACCCTTTAAGTGCAGCAAATCCCCAACCAATAGATGTTGAAACTGATGATGATGTTACAGTTATTGATGATGAGGGTGATAGCAAAGAAGGTGATGAAGATTCAGAAGAATTGGATATTACAGATTTGGTTTCAAGTCAGAAGAATATGGAAACAAAACAGAATGAATATTTTGATAATTTGTTTGCCCAGATTGATAAGTTGGAACAGAAGTTGGCAACAATGGATGGCATCTTTGATAAATTAAATGCAATAGATTCCAAGGTTGAGAAATATAGAGAAAAAACTCCAGAGGAAAAACTTGAATTAAGGACATATGATTCTTATCCTTTTAATCAGAAGTTATCACAATTTTTTGATGACAAACAAGTTGAGATGGAAAAGAGTGGAAAGAATGATTATGTTTTAACTACTGATGATGTGGCAAACATCAACCCTAATGAAATTAAGGATACTTTTTATACATCATCAAATGATGAAGATGATTATACTGATGAACAAAATTACAAGGCTAAATTTTAAGTAATTAATATTTTTTTTAGAAAAAGGGGGTAATACCCCTTTTTTTTTCATTAAAACTCACCTATCATTGTAGAGTTAAAACATTGTAAACAAAAACTATATAAACATGTCGAATTTAGATGCCATAATGGCGCAGTATGAAAAAAACCAAAAAGGGGATTCCCAAAAATTATCACAAGAGGACAGAATGAAGCGTTATTTTACATTATTGTTAAATGACAAAGAAAGTACAGGGCAAAAAAGGATTAGAATTTTACCTACAGCAGATGGTTCATCTGTATTTAAAGAGGCATGGTTTCATGAATTACAAGTTGGTGGTTACTACCAAAAGATTTATGACCCAGCAGGAAATGACAATGAGGCATCCCCATTGACTGATGTATATAATGCACTTAAAGCAACGAAGAGAAAAGATGATGATGAGTTGGCAAAAGATTATAAAGCCAAGTTATTCTATGTTGTTAAGGTGATTGACCGTGATAATGAACAAGATGGGCCAAAATATTGGAGGTTCAAACACAATTACAAGAAAGATGGTATTCTTGACAAGATTATTCCAATCTTTAGAAATAAAGGGGATATATCTGATATGGATGCAGGAAGAGACTTGATTATTGAGTTAGTTAAGTCAAAAAGTCCTAAAGGTAAGGAATATACAAGTGTTTCAACAATCATGTATGATGATCCAACACCATTATCAAAAGATGAAAATCTTGCAAAAAAATGGGCAAATGATGAATCAACATGGAGAGATGTTTATAGCAGAAAACCATTAGAATATCTTGAAGCAATTTCAAGAGGTGAATCCCCAAGATGGGATGAATCCCAAGGTAAATATGTGTATTTAAATACATCAAATTCTGAGGCATCCTTTGGTGGTGCAACAGTTGCAAAAAATGCAACAGTTCAGAAAACAAATGTGGTTATTGAGGATGACTACAATGATGATGAATTACCATTTTAATTAACCTAAAAGAGATTTTTTGCAAAAAGTACCATAAAACAATGCTTTGTGCAAAAAATCTCTCTTTTTAAATCAAAAAACATATGGCAGGAATAAAGAAGAAGGCGGCAGCAACTAGTGTTGATGCTATCAAGGAGAAGTTTTCAACAAAAACAAAGTATAAACCAGAGGATTATTATTCATGTGGTGATGCTTTTTATAATGCTTGTGGTGTTCCTGGTCCAGTAATGGGGGGTATTAGTATGTTCTTGGGGCACTCTAATACAAGTAAGACAACAGCAATGATATTAGCAGCAGCAGACGCTCAAAAGAAAGGGCATTTACCTATCTTCATTATTACAGAAAAGAAGTGGAATTGGGCACATGCTGTTGAATTGGGTTTGAATGCTGAACTTAATGATGATAATGAGTGGGATGGTGATTTTATCTTTAATGATTCATTTGATTATATTGAACAAATGACTGAGTTTATTAATGAGATATTGGATGCACAAGAGAAGGGTGAATTACCATATTCTGTTTTATTCTTAATTGACAGTATTGGTTCAATACCTTGTAAGATGACTTATGATGGCAAGGGGGGTAAGATGCATAATGCAGCTGTTCTTGCTGATAAGGTTGGAATGGGGTTGCATTCAAGAATTTCAAAATCAAAGAAAGAGGAATATCCCTACCATAACACAATGGTTGTTATTAACCAACCTTGGGTAGAGTTACCAGATTCACCATTTGGACAACCAACAATCAAGGCAAAAGGTGGTGAGGCATTATGGTTGGCATCTTCATTAATATTCTTATTTGGAAATCAGAAGAGTGCAGGTATTAACCACATAACTGCAACAAAGAATGGCAGGACTGTTTCTTATGCAATTAGAACAAAGGTATCAATTTTAAAGAACCATGTAACTGGTATAGCATATAAAGATGGAAAGATATTGGCAGTTCCCCAAGGTTATTTACCTGATACAAAAGAATCCATTGAGAAATATAAAAAGGAATATTCTCAATATTGGAATGGTATTTTATCTGGAGATGGGGATATCACTTTTTCTGAAAAGGAAGAAGAGGATGCAATAATTTTTGAATAATATGAAGAAAACCCTACTAATAGATGGAAACAATTTATTTACAATTGGTTTTCATGGCGTTCGTGAATTTTATTCTGAAGGCAAACATATTGGTGGGGTTTTCCATTTTCTAAATACAATTAGATTATTTCTTGAGAAACATAATCATGATAAAGTTGTTGTATTTTGGGATGGGAATGATAACTCACTAATAAGAAAAAACATATATCCAAGGTACAAGGAAAACCGTAGGATTGCTTTGGATGATCATAAGTATGAATCTTATCTTTACCAAAGGGAGAGGGTTAAGGATTATCTTGAAGAAGTTTTTGTAAGACAATGTGTTGTGGAACAAAATGAGGCTGATGATTTGATTGCACATTATACCCACATTGCAAAGGATGAGAATATGATTATTTTTTCTGGGGATAAGGATTTAACGCAATTGATAACAGATAATGTAACATTATATTCCCCGGTTTCAAAAACATATTCCAAGAAAGGGGATTTAATTCATTTCAAAAACATTGATATTCCGCATAATAATGTTTATGTTTATAAAGTATTGATTGGTGATACATCTGACAACATTTATGGTATCACAAATTTTGGTGAGAAGAAGTTAAAAACATTTTTTCCTAATTTTGATAAGAGGGATTATACTTTGGATGAGGTATTGAATGAGGCAAAATCCTTGTTTGAACAGAACAAGAGCAAGACTTTGAGCAATTTAATATCTGGCATTAGCAAATCTGGTTTGGTTGGGGATGAGTTTTTTGAGAAAACAGGCAAGATAATTGATTTAAGAAATCCATTAATCACAGATGAAGGCAAAAAGATGGTTTATGAGATTTATAATGAAAGGTTAGACCCAACAGACAGAAGTTATAAGAACTTATTAAAATTAATGAGAGATGATGGGTTTTTCAAATTCTTACCAAAGAAAGATGATGCTTGGGTTGATTTTGTTAAGCCGTTTATGAAATTAAGTAGAAAAGAGAAAAAAATTTAACAACAAAAAAAAGTATTATGAGACAGAGTGAAACAACAAAGGTGGAGTTTTTGCTAACATTGAACAGCAACATTATTGTTCAAAGATTTTTAAACATTAAGGGAATTAATCCTGATGCCAAAGATTCTTTTGAACTTTATGAGTTTGTCAAGTATTTTTCAGAGGATTTGGCACAATACCTAAAGATGAAATCAATTGGGTATCTTGTTGAGAACAAAGAGAGCATTTTGTATGACCCCTCAATTATGGAAACTTCATCAACAGATGAGCCAGAACTATTCAACATTTATGTTAAAATTGGGGATCAGATTGTATCTCATAGGATTATTGATGGTAAACAATATCCACCAAAAGTTAGATATACTGTTGATATACGTCATTTCATTAAGGAATCATTAAAGGATTTGACAAACATCTTAATAAACCAAAACTTAACACATCAGTATTTAGAGAAAAATTTATTATCTAACCATTAATCTTTATTTTTATGTCAAAGAATTTTGATTACCTGGGTCAGACGTTCCAGTTGCAATTAATCAATCAGATTATATTAGATAAGGAATTTGCAAGAGCCATATTGGATTTTATTAAAATATCTTATTTTGAGAATAAGTATTTTAAGTTAATCATACAAATGATTAAGGAGTATCACAAGAAATATGATGCTGCCCCAAATTTTGAAACATTAAATATGATTGCCAAATCTGAAATATCACAAGAATTGGCATTAAAGATTGTCATTGATACTATTACAAAAGTAAGTTCAGCGCCACTTGATGGTGTTGAACTTGTTCAAGAAAAGGCACTTAAATTCTGCAAACAAGAGGAAGTTAAGATTGTTTTGGAAAAAGCACAGAAAGTTATTAATGAGGGTGATTTTGAATCTTATGATCAACTTGAAGAATTATTAAGATATGCCTTGCAAGTTGGGATTAAGGAAACAAATGGCTTTGAGGTTTTCAATGATTTGGTTGGTGTATTGGATGAGGATTATAGACACCCCATACCAATGGGTGTGAAGGGCATAGACGTTCTCTTAAAGGGGGGTTTAGCCAAGGGTGAGGTTGGTATTATATTTGCAGGCCCAGGTATTGGCAAATCAACTCTATTGACCTTGGTTGCAAATACTGCATTCAATAATAACTATAATGTTTTGCATATATTCTTTGAGGATAATCCCAAGATTATACAAAGAAAGCATTTGACTCTTTGGACTAAAATATCCCCAGATGAACTGCCTAATAACAAAGAAATAGTATTAGAAACTGTTAATAATATAAAAGAAACTCATACTAATAAATTAATTCTAAAAAAACTACCATCTGATACCTTAACAATGAATCAGATTAAGAATCAAATTAGGAAGGTTATTGCTGATGGTATTAAACTTGATTTGGTTGTTTTGGATTATATTGATTGTGTTGTACCTGATAGACAAGGAAATGATGAGTGGAAAAATGAGGGATCAGTTATACGCCATTTTGAGGCAATGTGTCACGAGTTAAATATTGCTGGATGGCTTGGTACGCAAGGAAATCGCTGTGTTTCATTAGATACTATTGTGGATATTGAGAATAAAGGATTGGTTCAAATAAAGGATGTTATAGTTGGGGATAATATTCTAACACATAAAGGATATAAAGCAATTAGTTATGTGTTTCCTATTGAGAAACAACCTGTTTATAAAATTAAGACAAAAAGTGGAAAGGAAATAAAAGTGTCAGCAAAACACAAATTTCCAACATTAGGTGGGGGTTTATTATCCATTGATAGTGGTTTGTCTGTTGGTGATACACTTTTTGTTAAAAACACTAATATAATTTTAGATGAAATTGAATCAATTGAATTGGTAGGTGAAGAGGATACAATTGACATTACTGTTGATGATACTCATATGTTTTATGCCAATGATATTTACACGCACAACTCATCTATATCTGCAAATGTGGTGACAAATGACCAGATGGGGGGTTCAATAAAGAAGGCACAAGTTGGACATGTTATTATTAGTATAGCAAAAAGTCTTCAGCAAAAGGAGATGAATTTGGCCACAGTTGCCATTACCAAATCAAGGATTGGAAAAGATGGTATAGTATTTGAGAATTGCAAGTTTGATAATGAAATGCTTGAAATTGATACAGATACAACAGCAACATTCCTTGGATTTGAAGAACAACAAGTTGAACGTAAGAAAGAAAGGATTAAGGAGTTATTGGTTAAGAAAAATAGCAATGATAATTTTTTATAAAAATTTGATTTTATAATTAAAATTGAATACTTTTATTTTATGGTTTTATATTTATCTTAACCAAATAAAAAAAGGAATATGAAGAACATTTTTGAAAAGAGGGTAAATATTTTGCCTTATGAATATCCATCATTATTAGCATATAAAGATGCAATAAGACATTCATACTGGATACATTCTGAATTCAATTTCACAACAGATATTGATGATTATAAGACAAAAATATCAAATGAGGAGAGGGAAGTTATTAAGAGGTCAATGTTGGCAATTGCACAAATTGAGGTGAATGTTAAAACATTCTGGGCTGACTTGTATAAGAGAATGCCCATAACTGAAATTGGCGACGTTGGTATGACATTTGCCGAGTGTCATGGTGAGGGAACTGAAATACTAACACCAAAAGGCTGGGTTAACTTTAAAGATATTGATATTAATACAGAAGTTATTCAATATGATTTAGAAACCAATACAATGACATCTGTTTTACCAAGTAATGTTATAAATGAACCTTACAAGGGAAAAATGCACAGGATTGAGAACCAAACTTATAGTGCATTACTTACCCCCAACCATAACATTTACTACAAAACTAGGAGTGGTAATATTATAAAAAGGGCTATTAAAGATATTAATGCTTTTAGTAGTGATATGAAACTACCTTTTTCTGGTAAATTTGTTAATGAGGGGGTTGATGAGTTAACAACCATTGAAAGATTGAGAATTGCCATTCAAGCTGATGGGTCCGCTAAATTTTGGGATAAAAATGGTGAGAAGGTTAGAAGGGGTTCAGATTCAAATAGTCATACATATGAAATTGCAGTTAAAAAAGAAAGGAAAAAAATTAGGCTTAAAAACCTTATTGTAGAGTCTGGATTAACTTATAGAGAATATAATATTTCAAGACCGGATTATGTACAATATGATATTGATTTTCCAATTGATTATGATTTAAAACAATTTGATTGGGTTGATTTATCTGATAAGTCTGAAAAGTGGTGTAATTCTTTTATTGAAGAATTGATTGAATGGGATGGTACTAAACTAGAAGGAAAGTGGAATGCTAAAAATTGTCTTTTTAAGTATTCTACCACCAATAAATCATGTGCGGATAAGGTTCAATCAATAGGTTTTTTAGCTGGATATAGAACTAATTTGAATACTTCAACAGATAATAGGAAAGATTCTTATAAAGATGTACACACTGTAAGTTTTGTAAATACTAACACCTTTTCTTCTATAACTGATAAACCAACTATTGAGGATTATGATGGTAATATTTATTGTGTCACAGTTCCAACTGGATGTATTGTAACTAGATATAACAATAAAGTTTTAATTTCAGGAAATTCGGAAGTAAGACATAAAGATGCTTATGCACAATTATTAAGAATTCTTGGGTTGGAAAATGAGTTTCAGACAGTTATTGAAATTCCTGCCATAAAGAATAGAATTAGTTATCTATCAAAATATTTGGATGGGACAAGGAGCAAAGAGAATAAAATGTACACAAAGTCTGTATTATTATTTTCATTGTTTATTGAACATGTGAGTTTATTTAGCCAGTTCTTGATTATGATGTCCTTTAACAAGGAGAAGAATTTATTCAAGGGTATTTCAAATGTGGTTGAGGCGACTTCAAAGGAAGAAGAAATTCACGGTAATTTTGGATCAGAACTTATCAATATTATTAAGGAAGAAAATCCAGAATGGTTTGATGACGAATTTGAGCAACTGATTGTTTCTGCTTGCCATAAAGCATATGCTGCTGAATGTGGAATATTGGATTGGATATTTGAGCATGGAGAGTTAAGTTTCTTATCAAAAGATACAATTAAACATTTCATTCAAAATAGATTTAACAATTCATTAAATAGAATTGGAATGAAGCCAGTATTTGAGGTTGATTTTACAGAGATTGAGAAGACATTATGGTTTGATGTGGAGATTTTATCAACAAAGGAGGGGGATTTCTTTTATAAAAAAAGTACGGATTACAATAAAAAAAGTAAGAGCATAACAGAAGATGATTTGTTTTAAATGGTATCTTTTTTGGGTGTAAAAATTTATGTTATTGGTGCATATAAACTATAAAATTATAAAATTTATATGAATTGGGAAATCATATATAAAAACTTAATAGGTAAAGCAATCCTAGAAAAAAGAAGTAGGAGTACTGAAATATATTATGAAAATCATCATATTATACCAAAACATATGGGTGGGGATAATTCAGAAAATAATTTAGTACTCCTAACATTTAGAGAACATATATTGGCACACTACATATTGTGGAGGATTTATGGACGTGAAGGTGATAAATTAATGTATTCTATTAGAAGTAATCAAACAGAAGAGTCGCAAAGATTAAGAGTTAAATTAGCAGTTGAAGCAAATAGAAATACAGGTAAAGGTTTTCAAAATTGGGTTGGAGATAAACACCCAATGAGAGATTCAAAAAAAGTTCAGAAAATGATTGAAACAAAAAGGGAAAAATACAATGGGCATATAATATCTAATGATGCAATGAAACAATGGTACAATTCAGTTAAAAATCATCTACAAGAAATGTCAAAAGACCCTAATATACAAGAAAAAAGGTCTAAAACCATTAAAGAAATTAATGCAACTTTAACACCAGAAGAATTTGCACTAAAATATAATAATGCAGGTGAAAATAATGGAACTTATGGTTGGATTAAAGGGTATTATGAAGTAATTGATCCTGATGGTAATATTACAAAATATGAAAATCAAGAAGAAATTATAAAGCAATTAAGGTTATCCCAATCTTTTTTAATTAGAAATAGAAACAAAGGAGTGTGTTATACAACACCAAAGAAAAACGCAGGTAAATGGAATGGATGGACGTTTAATTATTTTAAATTACCATGCCCAACTACTGGAAGGGTGCAAAAAGAGCATAAAAAACATAAATCAACTAAAAGACAAAAAAAATGAATAAAGAAAAATATTATTGGTTAAATAAGGAGAGTAGAACTTTCTTATCAAGGGGGTATATAAATGAGACCCCAGAGCAAAGGATTAAAGATATTGCTAATAAAGCAGAGGGGTATTTAAAAATTGATGGGTTTGCTGTTAAGTTTGAGGAATATATGGCAAGGGGTTTTTATAGCCTTTCTACACCTGTATGGATTAATTTTGGTAAAGAAAAGGGATTGCCCATATCCTGCTATGGATCCAATATTGATGACACATTAGATAGTATTTTAAATGCTGGAAGAGAGATTGGTATGATGTCAAAATACGGTGGTGGCACTAGTGCTTATTTAGGTAATATTAGAGCAAGGGGAACTAAAATATCAACAGGTGGTACAGCAGATGGACCAGTTCATTATGCAAGGGTGTATGACACAGTAGTTGATGTTTGCAAGCAATCAGAGGCAAGAAGGGGTGCATGTGCAGTTTGGTTACCAGCTGAACATGATGATATTATGGAGTTTCTTGATATTGGAACAGAAGGTAATCCAATCCAGAATTTACAATATGGTGTTACTGTTACAGATAATTGGATTAATGATATGAAGGGGGGTGACCCAAGCAAGAGAAAGATATGGGCAAAGATTATTCAAAGACGTAATGAGTTTGGGTTTCCATATATTATGTTCAAGGATAATTCAAATAATAATACCCCCTACAAAGATTTGGGTATGGAGATAACAGCAAGTAACTTGTGCTCCGAAATTCAATTGCCGACAGATTCATTAAATTCATTTGTTTGTTGTTTGGGTTCATTGAATTTACTTCATTGGGATGAGATAATTGAGACTGATGCAATTGAGGTTTATACTATGTTCTTAAATGCAGTTATGGATGAATTTATATTGAAGTCAGGTAAAATGGCTGGTATGAAAAGAGCTAATAGATTTGCATCACAGCATAGAGCAATTGGCTTGGGTGTTTTGGGTTATCATTCATTATTCCAATCAAAATTAATTCAATTTGAATCTTTGATGGCGAAGCAATTAAATCATCAAATATTTAAAACAATTAAAGAAAAATCTGAATTGGCTTCAAAATATTTATATGAAGAGAAGGGATATGAATGTTTAAGAGAAGGTTATGCCAACACAACATTAATTGCTATTGCCCCAACCAAGTCAAGTTCATTTATTCTAGGACAAGTAAGTATGGGGATTGAGCCAATAAAATCAAATTATTTTATTAAAGATTTGGCAAAATCAAAAACAATTTATAAGAATCCATTTTTGGAAATTGAATTGGATAAGTATGGTTTAAATACACCAGAAACCTGGGAGAGTATTTTGAAGAAAGATGGATCGGTTCAGCATTTGGATTTCCCCACAAAAGAGGTATTTAAATCATTTATTGAAATATCACCAAAAGAATTAATATTACAAGCAGCACAGAGGCAAAAATTCATTGACCAATCACAATCATTAAATTTGATGATACACCCATCAGTTCCAGCAAAGGATATTAATCAATTATATCTATATGCACATGAAGAGGGGGTTAAGACCTTGTATTATC